GGGCTTTCCTCAGAGACGGTAAAGTTGGTGCTCTATCAGAACCACAAACTGTTTATTTTACACCGGGACAGGGAACACACAGTACTTTAGACATTACATTCAGATCATGGGACGACCAAGATGTACAAGCCGATTCTTTCCAGTCAAAAGATGTAAAACCTTCTCAGTTCGAAGGTCTACGAAAAGTAGTTTTCTGGAACAGTAACTACGACAGAATAAATGGTGAAAGACTTGGTCTTCCAGTTTGGCGTGTATTCTCCAACCCAGGGGGTTCCAACACCAGAAACACTTCAGTCTACTTGAATGCAGTTATAGCAGACGACACCGCTGCTTCAGTAAGTATTCTAAACTTTAACCAGATCGATCCTGGTAACGAAACTTATATCGAGCAAGACGGACAATACAACCGCATCAGACCTTATCCTCGTGTTGACAGCTGGGATGAAGAAGTTACTAGACAGAATCCTAGTGAAGCTTATTCCAAAGTTAATCAGGACTTCTTGAGAGAAGGTGTTGCTCGTTATTACTACAAGCCTTCACATCTAGGCTTCCATACTGATTCACCTGAAATGCCTTATGAATTCCATCAATTGATTGCTTATGATGTTTTGGCAACACTTTACGATAAGACCGGTTCAATGTCCAATGCTGAAAACTATCGTCGTAGAATTGAAAGAGAAATTAAGCGTCTAGAAAAGAGATACTGTGATCACATCGATTCAGCAATACAACGTGGACAATTTGTTTTAGGTGACAGACGTTCATTTTATTATGATTACGCATCACTAAAGACAGGAGGGTGAGATGGCGATAAAAGGTGCTATACTTAAATACAAAGACGCTCCTTCAATTGACCAGCGTTGGAAAGAATCTTCTGGTGGTGCTGAAAGCATTAAAAACTTTCGCATAGACCCTGAAGGAGACGGATGGTTAGCTGATAGAGGTTTAGAGCCTTGGTATGACTATGGAGGAGACACACTGCTTCCCGGTCAGGCTACACCTTATTGGGACACACAAGTAGATTCTCAGTTTATTTGGACCAAGCAAAGCACAGGTCAGGTTTATCATTTCATAGAACAGGGCGGAACACTTTACTATCTTTGGGGAAACAAGGGCAATCCCATTGCCTCCAACTATTGGAGAAATGCTATTACCATAGATACCGGTAGAAGAATAAGAAAGATTGGAGATCCCGGCACACAATATGTGCCTTATGGTGATAGACTACTAATCCTCAACGGCTATGATAAACCTATTTGGTTTTATGGCGACAATCGTTACAGAGACTTTGGTTTTACTATTGCTTCGCCTTCACCAGATCTAATTGATGTAAATATAACTTATGCTAACACAAGCGACCTAACTGACGGAATTCCAAGACCTACATTTGGATCACAAAGACCAATTGGTTTAGGCGACACAGAGAACGGAGATAATAATAGATTTTCTTACAGAATGTCTTTTGTAAGTGACACAGGATCTGAATCTCCATTAGGTTTACCCTCTTTTGTTGATTGGCAAAACGATGCTACTTACAAGGCTAAACGAGGTGTTTTCCTAATTGATGTCCCAACTGGTAAAAAAGGTATAGTTGCCCGTAGAATTTACAGAACAAGAAACCTTCGTTCTTCTACCTCCGACATAGAATCTACCTATTATCTTGTAAAACAAATTGACGATAATTCTTGTAATTCTTTTATTGATGTTGTTCCTGACACAGCACTAGTAACACCTGCACCTGCACTAACCGCTAGTGAAGCAATCTCAACAACTTATCAGTTTGGTGCTGCTTGGAACAACAGAATGTGGCTTGCTGGTGGAGCAGACCATTCTACAAGAATTATTTACAGCGAGGCAGGACTACCAGAACAGTTTGGAACGTTTAATTACTTTGATGTTGGTTCTTCAGCTGGTGGACACATTACTGCGCTCTATGCTTACTACAACAGCCTCCTAGTTTTCCGTGAATCAGCAATAGATATTATTAGACAGGGACCACAAGGTCTTACTATTTCACCACTAACACCAGACATAGGCACTACTGCTACAAACACTATTTGTTTAGTTCCTGGTCTTGGTGTAGTCTTTCTGAATAAAGACGGCATTTATGCTGCTACTGGTGGTCTAGATGGTGGCTCACAAGTTTCTGTTGTAAAGATTTCAGATCTAGTTGGTAAGGCTATTCAGGCAATAAATATTCCAGCCTTAGCAAACTGCTGTGCTGCCTATTCCAAGAAAGAAAAAGAATATTGGCTTCATTATGTTAGAAAGGGAGAGGTAGTTCCAACAAGAGGAATTGTAATCCACACTTACAATAGATCATTTTCATTTAGAGGTTCTGATAATAAAGATGATGAATACCTTTGGTCATTTACTACAATTCAGACAGATCCAAATGGTAACTTTATTTTTGGAACAAGACCTGATTGGCGTCTAGCTAATGGTACGGCTTCTGATCCCAACACCACTTCAGCTATCGGATCTCTAGTCGGATTACAAGTTTGGTCAGGTGTAAACTACTGGGGAAAAAGTTTGACGGCAGGAGCAGCAGGTGGACAGGGTGAGAGGTCTTACACAGGAGCCGAGATCCCACTTGGTGGAAACACTTGGGAATCTAACTGGACTGACTTTGGTGATTCTGCTGATAAGCATCGTGTTTTTGGTGTAGAAATAGAAATGGTTTCTTACGGAGATAATCAAGTCTTCCTTGATTGGGGTTATGACTACGATACTACTTGGTATGCCGCTGGCGGACAAAAGCCTTCTAAATCAGAAATTGTTTTTACTGCTAATGAAGATCCTGTCTTTGGTCCAGCAGACAACACAGTTACCAAAGCACCTTTCCAGATTGGTCAAGATGCCTTACGTGGTGGAAGAATTGTTGTAATCCGCTGGGATGTAAATACAAAGTTGGTAGAGAACTTCCGATTCCGTGTTAGACAGCCTGACGGCAAGCCTTTCCACATTTTGGGCTACAACATAAACTACAACACTTCAGATCAGTCACCACTGAACCAAAGAACCCGTTTACAGAAAGGACAACCCTACTGATGGCTAAAACATTTACAGATAAACCTTTACACCAATTTCAGCAAGTAAAGACTGATAACATTACAGCAAATCTAGATAAGCATCTGGACGAATTTAATGGTGGTCTAGATTCTAACAATTTGCCTCTTTTTCGTGTAGATCAAGACAACATAAAATTACCTACCAATCCCGGTGGTATTAGCGGTAATGTTGTAAAGAATAACATTATATTTCAGACACAAGCTTATTACGAAACTTACAGAACCTACAACCAAGATGGTGGAGCATCAGACATTTATGATCCAGTTCTTTCTGTTGATCCTTCACAAGACTTTTGGTCAGCAGGTTTTAATAGACTAGCTGAATTAGATACTAGCGGTGGTTTTGATAATTTCCCACTACAGTTTGATGCCAAAGAAGGAATGCTTATTGGTTGTGCTGTTGTTGATTGGGAACACGGCAACGATGTTTATTCTGTTGATGACGGAGACGGCAACATAGATCCAAGAGGTCGTGGTAATGACTGGTGGACTGAATTACAAGTTTATGTAAATAATGTTGGTGTTGCCCGAACAGGAAGAATTTATCCAAGACGACACACTACACAAATTCCTTTTGCTGTTGCTTGTGGTTCTCAACCCATTCAGATTGATGTTCGTGTAAAACTAAATAACTGGTATGCCTCTGGTGCTCCGTCACTACAAGGTCATGCAACAGATTTTAAGATTTTTAGTGCTAGGATCTGGTGTAGAAACCAGTTTAGATAAGGAGAACTAATGCCTATCGTAAAAAACAATTTATTTGAAGACGGAGATATTCCAACAGGTGCTCAGCTAAATCAGCCCTATGATGATGTAGCAACTGCAAGCGGAAACATAGACACAGAAAACACAGCAGACAATTGGATTACTATCGCTCACCTACAAGATCCAAATGCTCTAAATCAAATTTATGATTTTGTTTATGACGGAACTACACCAGAAGAGATTACCTCAACCTCTTATGTTCCAATCCAAAATGTTGCTCCTAATTACAGCGAGGTAACACTAAATTACCAGCCAGAACAATATGAGGTTCTTCGTGTAGAATGTTCTGGATTAGTAGGAAACACTACCATAGAACAAACTTATGATTCCGCAGCTCTTCCACCAAATGGAGATAGAAATTATTATGCTTTTAGACTTTCTCTTTTTTACAACGATGGTGGTCCTACCTCACAACTAACAATTGGTGAATGGGGCTATTCATTTACAACTATGGCTGGTGGAACAAGTAGATATGAGACTACTGCTAACGGACAACCAGAAAACACAGGTGTTCCTCTTTCTTACCAAACCTTTCAGTTTTCTGGGCTTTACATAGAAAATGCTGGTGCTGGTAGAACTTTGGAAAAGATAGAACTACAAGCCAAAGTAAATTATTCAGGAAACACTTTGAGAATAACAAGAAATAACATTATTGCAGTGAGGGCTAGAAGATAATGGCTTATGTAAAACCAAATAACATTCCTAGTTCAGGTGTTCTGAATGCCGATGACATAAATGGAAATGACGAAGAACTAAAAGAATATATCAACCAAAACATAGCTGGTGGTGATTATGGAACAAATGTTTTTGGAACTGAAGAATTCCAGTTAGGTGATTATCAACCAATCACTAATGAATATTCTTTTGTTTCAGGAATTGCTACTGGCGGTCAGGTAATAGATCAGCAGATTGATAGAGCCTATTGGACTAACACAATCAAAAAAGCCCGTCTAAATGATAATACTTTGCCTGTTTGGACTTCTCTTTACGAAACTTCACCGGCTATTTATTTAGAAAGACAAGCAGACATTTTGATTACTTTTGGAACTACCTCGGTTTCAGCAGAACAAGAGGTTGCTACCTCTGCCTTCTGGGACACTACACTAAAATTGGCTTACACTTTCAACGACGATAATGATCTAAACTTTGTAGAGCAAACCAGATCTTATTCTTTTGAGGAGGCTGCTATGACTACGCCAGTAGCAGCAGGTAATGTAAGTCCTTTTGGAGCAACTGGTAAGCCTTCGCCTGCTGGTGACGAAGATCCAGAAATCAAAAGAGGTCTTCGTCGTTGGATTGGTTGGTCTGCTGTTTTGAGAAACCTTCCCGCTGGACACTATAAATTTTCAGTTTACGCTAATGCCAAAGTAGAAGAAGGTTACTTAGGCGCAAGACAATTTAAGGCAGAAGTTTTCTACACATAATAATCTATCGAAAAAAACAATTTTAAGTTATATATAATTACATAAAGGAGATTCTCATGGATCCAGTAACATTAGCAATCCTATCAGCAACAGCAGGAACAGCGGCAAGCAACCTTCCTGCTCTTCTTCCAAGCAAACTAAATCGTGAAAACAAAAGACGACTAGAAGAACTAAAACGAAGAGAAGAGCAAGGTCTTCTTGGACTTACAGCAAAAGAAGAAGCCGCTATTGGTGGTAGGCTAAGAACTACTGCTGATGTGGCTGCAAAACAAGCAGAACAGCAACAGAAAGCTTTACTTGCTGGTGGTGGTAGTGCTCGTGGAGGACAGGCATTAGCACAGGCGCAGGCTGCTCAACAGCAGAGAATGGAACTAGAACAAGGTGTCGGGCAGAAGATTCTTGAAGCCGACCTTGCTGAAAGACAGAGAGAAGAAGACGAAATGCGTGCTCTTGAAGCCGCTGTTGAGGAAAGACGAAGAGAACTAGTCGGTGCTGTTGGTGCCGTTGCTGGTGCTGGTATTGAGGCTGGATTTACCGAATCAGCAAAGCAAGCTATTATTCAGGGACAGAAAGATATATCACCAGCAAAGGTTCAGGCTCTTTCACAGCAACTTAATGTTTCACCAGACGAAGCAAGAGGTTATTACGAACTTGCTATAGAAAATCCTGAAATGATGAGATTTCTTACAGCTTTACAAAGTAAATAAGGAGCAATAATGGCTATACGCAATGTGAATGGACGTAATGTCTATGTTTTAGAGCCTAGACAACCAACTGGTAAAACAACATCTGGTAGAAGTTGGGCTACACTTTATTCTGATCTTCGTTGGCAAGTTTGGGAAGAGATCCAGAAAAATGAAGCAGCCATGCTCAAAATGGAATTGTCTTCTGCAAAAATGCGCAAAGACTATTACGATGATAAAATCAAAGTACTTCAGGATCAGCGTAAGCAACTTCAGGCAGCTGCTTTAAAAGCTGGAAAGGGTGAAGTTGATTCAGCAAATTCAATCGCTTTACGCGCAGCTCAAGGTTCTGAAAGAATGGCTC